ATTGTCCAAAGTCCAATCCAACGCATCAAGGCCAATACCGCCGCCAGGAACAACAGTTACACCAGAGCCAAAACCGCCCGTGCCATAACCACCAGCACCAAAACCAGTGCCGGTAACCAAAGGACCAAAAGCATAATAGTAGTTATAAGCTGCGTCACCACCATTTATGAAAGCATTTGCGGTGGATGCTGCCTCCTGTTGCGCGTTGATAGTAAACTGGCTTGAACTGATCACTTGCCTAACAGAATAATTACCCAGCAAGGTAACACCACCCACGGAAGTAGAAACCAAAATTGGGTAAGTATCCCCGACAGAATAGCCGTGATCAGCCAAAGTTACTTCAACAACAGACGATCCGCTTGTTGTGTCAAACTCAGCAACCGCCCCACCATTGGAAACAGCAGAAAGAGGAATTAAAGGATTTCCAAGAGTATCCAACAAATAAATTTCATAAGTATTTGCTGAAGCTTGATATGTCCTGTAAAAACCAAAGATAATAATACCGCCCACGGAAATGTGCGTCAAAACAAACACCGAATCATAATTGGTGATGTTGCTTCCAGCATCGGTGATAACAACAGCATTTGAGCTGGTTGTGGTGGTTACATCCACAGCCACATTGCTGCGCTCAACTTGAGGTGTAAGGTTTTTTGCCAGACCGTCATTTATGACATAAATCGGGGCGCCAAGATTGGCTATATTGGGTGCGGTTTCACACCCAACAGCCAGATATTTTTCGCCATTAGTATCCTGCCAAGCCAACATTGCCCTGGGGATTGCAGCCAAGGCATTCGGATAATATCGCGTCCAACCGCCAAGCTTTTGCGGCAATCCCAAGCCCTGACGATCCTGCACAAACCGAATAAGCTGGCTTTCAGACAGCGCAGCCTCGTTCAAAGCCGGTGTCCGGTTTTGATCAACCCCTGGGATCAGCTTGAGCGTGGCGTGAGGCATACCTTATCCCCTGGTCGGGGTGGCCACAGGGGAAGGCGACATGGAAGTCCAACCAGACGATTGGAACTTCTTGCGCGCCTCTTCAACCATCGCCCCCTTCAGCAAAGTCTGATACTGAGTCTCATAGTTGACCGGCATCTGCGGGTCATTGGCTGCCGCCGAGATGAAGTTACGCTGAAAGGCGCTGATGTAAATCATGGAAGCCATGATCATCAGATCAGGCAGATAGAGCGACACAAAGGTTGAAGTGTTGGACGCAGACAGCGAATCCGGGCGGAATGTACCTACAATCTCAATGGTATAGGTGTCATCCGCCCAAGGCCCAAGGATGATCGTGTTCTGATTGAACATCGCAAAATAGGCGGGAACACTTGCCGAGGTGTTGCTGACGTAATTGTAATTCATCCACTCTTTTGTAACCGGCAGCAGCGTGACCCTGGTGCCAAAATCAGGCACAGTCGTGCCAGCAGGGGTAATAACATTCACCTCCTGCACCGTGATGAAGTCAGCAATCGGGAATGTGACTGTGCGCGCATTCTGAGTGGTAGTATATGAGCTAATTGAAGTGACAGTCTCAAGCAGGTCCAGATCACGGTAAATGCGGTTTTCCGCATAGGTGATCATCTGCGGGAGGATTTCCACAAAATTCGGGTCGTCAGTCGGCACGACCGCAAGGGTCGCGATCTCATTCACATACTGACTGTACGTCAAACCTGTGGTCATAGGCGAAACCCCTTGCCGGGAGGGATATTAAACCACTCCTTTAGCCCAAGTCATTTGGAATTTCTACGCATAGCTTCATCCTTTGCCTTGGAGCCAGCCGAGGAGCCGAAATAATAGGCCACCACGCCGCCCCAAGCGGTCCCCAGGGTGCCAAGCATCACAAGCATGGCCTCAGACCCACCATGCTGCGGCAAGCCATTCCTGAGCATGTAAAACAGCACCCCAAAATACCCCGCCGTGATCAGCCCCGCCAAAATGCGTGGCGTCCAATCCCTGGTGGCAACCTCACGATTGCGCGCACTGCTCCGGTCCTCATTGGCAATCCGCTCCAGGTCAATGTCCAATTCGCGCATCTTCACAGCGAAGTCTTGCTCGGCCTGCTTCAGCGCCAAAAGCTGTTCTGGGGTCGCCCTGGCCGCCGCTTCGGCAAGCTCCTGCTCAGAGCCGTCAGGCTTGCCCAGGAGGGCTTCTGAGATCGCCCTGGTGGCCATGCCAGCCAAGGGGCCACCCACGGCGCTGGCGATGCTTGGAGCGACCGTGCGCACAAGGTTCAGTAGGCTTTCCATGTCACTTCTCCAGCATAAAGGTCAGGTTCTGGTGCCGGGGATAAGTAACAGTCCGTTCACCTTCAGGGCATTTGTATTTGATCGTGGCCAGCAGCGTTGCCCGGCCAGGGGCTATGGTTTCCTTGTCTGAGATATCCAGCAAGTAGGTAAAAGTGTCGATCTCAGGGCCAGCAGGGCCGGTGAACCGGGTCATGCTTGGGGTAGAAGGGTGGATAACACCAGCGCCATCGCGCACCGTCACCTCAAAACCCTCAACGGAGCAGTCATCGCGCTTTTTGATCCGCGCCACTGTAACCGTAACAGGCTGCCCGATCTTGGTATCGACAATTCTGAAATGCTCCGGCGCCCAAGCAATGATCTCATTCTTGAACCACCCAAACTTCTCACCAGCCGTATAACCGCCAACAGCCAGCGCAAAGCTGGCCGTGGCAAATTGAATGACGGGGGTAAGCTTCGGCAACTCCATGACTAATGCAGCTTCAGAGCTATGCCAGCCAAGCCGGTAATAATCGCACCCGCTGTCACCATAAGGATTGTCTCAAGCCGCTTTAGCCGTGCGTTAATGGCCTCATAGCGCAACTGACACACAGCCTCATGTGAGTTTAAGCGAGCTTCAGTTTCGCTGATCTGAACCATTACTTACCCCCAAGGCAGCGGCGGCGTCACCTTGCTTCGCAACCAATTGCGGTTGCACCTGTTCGCGGATTTTCTCTACGATTTCAAAGACCTGTGCGTATGGCGCATTGCCCAACGCTTGCAGGATCATGTTGACATCGTTGATGGTGAGTTCGAATTTCATAGCCTACTCCGCTGGCGCGATTGTCAGTTCCCCGGCAGCAACCAGGGCCATGATGTTCTGATAATCCGTGTTGGCTGGGTCCAACGGAACAAAGCTGGTCACGCCGTTGATGTCAACGCGGATTTCAATGTTTGCTCCATTAAGAGAAATGTATTGGGCATTAGAGTACATAATCAAAGCTCCGCTGTGGCACTAATTTGTGCATCAGACGCCGTGGACGCTGAATTAATCTGTCTCATCGCTCCCTCTGGATTATATGCTGTCCCGCTGATAGTTCCACTACTCAACGACCCAGCAACAAGCGCCAAGGTTGGTGCAGCTCTTTTTGTAACCTTGTACGGATATGGAATATAATATGTGGTTCCGCTTGTCATAGTAATGCCAAAAATTTCATAATACCTCTGGCACAACGCCAACTCCTGCCCATACTGCCGCCGCTCAAATGGCGTGGCGGCGGTGCCGACTTCTAGCTGGACGCCTGTGATATTCCATGTTGCGTTAAGAGTTGCATTCAAATTCACACAACTACTTGTTCTTGACTTATAAGTCCCACTCCAAGAACCAGCCGTTCCTTCACTATTAGATCCTGCTCCAAGAGACATTTGAAACCCAAGACCAATACCATTTGTCGTGTTCCATGTTCCAGATGTATCCCCTGGAACGGTTACACTTTTAAATTCCCAAGTGTTTGCGCTATTAATGGTGTATGTTGTTAGATAAGCGCGAGTTACTCCAGAATTAAAAAATGAAATAGGGTAAGTGCCTGTCACGCTTGATTTTACCCAAAAAGACAAAGTGAAACTCAATGCTGATGCAGAGCCAAAAGCAAGGCTGGAAAAATTAAAGCCCTCAATTCTTTGATCAACCCCTATGAAAGTAGAACTCACACCTGATGATTCTGCTGTTGTAACTGTTATTTTTAAAGATTTATCAAACCCACTTGGCCCATCAGAAACCTGCTGCGCTGTGGCCACAAGAGTTGAAAGATTTGCCTTTTCTGAAGAAAACCTATCGGCGGCAAATGTTTGTGCTGTGCCAATAGTCACACTCGCCCCCGCATTCCGCTGGTCAATCCGCATATCGCCATTGATAATCCGGTTCCGCAGAAAGCTGCTGTTTGGCACCAGGGTTCCGGCAAACGTGGCATTGCCGCTGCTGTCCAGCACGATGTTATTGCTGGC